CGGCGGGCGGAAGGTTTTGCAAGTCGCGGAACTTCTGGGCCGCTTCCGTGGTCCGACCGTTCAGACGTTCGATTTCGTCGGCGAGTGACCGAATTTGCCCCCCGATTCCGGTCGCGGCATCGATCGCCGCTTCCTCCCATTGCTTTTGAAACTTCGGGTTCGGCGCGTACCGATCGATTTCCCGTAGTTCGGCGACCAGTTTCGCCGATGAACCCGCGTACTTCTCAATCAGATCCTTGATTTTCTGGTAACGTGAAGTATCGATCGGCGGTCCGGCCGCCAGTGATCGCGTCGCGGCGTCCAGCTGGGCGACCCCTTCCGCCGACTTACCGGCCGACGCCCCCGCCTCCTGCATCGCCTTGGTCAATTGGTAGGTTGCCACCCCGGCCGCCGCCAGACCGACGCCCAGCAGGAACCACCCTTTCGGCCCCGACAGCGCCAGAACGGTCGCCTGAGCGATTGCCAGGGCTTTTTTCGCGGCCGTCATCGTGACGACGGCCGCCGTCACGGCCCCGAGAGCGGGAACGACGATTTTCAGGGCGGTCGACCAGCCGGACACAGAACCGGCGACCCAGGTCACGACGCGAGCGACACCGTTCACGACTTCCGCGAAGTAGGCGAACCCGTTCATCAGTTCGCCGACGACGACGGCCAGACTGACGGCCGCGGGCGTGATCGCGTCAAACGTACTGCCGATCGCGGCCATCGACCGTTGGAGCGACCCCGTTTCGACCAGCTTTTCGCCGACCGATTGCAGCGAATCCAGAACCTGATCCTTGAACGTCGACCAGAGACCCGCGATCGACTGGGATTGCTTGGCGGTCAGTCCGAAGAACGTTCCGCCCGCGCTGGTCAACGTAATAAACGCCTGTTCGAGATTGGCGAAACCGACCTTCCCTTCGGTCACCAGGCGTTTGACCGACTCCGTCGTTGTGCCGAACTGTTCGGCGAGCAATTCATACAGCGCGATTCCGCGGCCGGTCAGCTGGTTCATGTCCTGGGCGAATAGACGCCCTTGGACTCGCGCTTTCCCGTAAATGTCGGCCAGTTCGCCGATCGGAATTTGCAGGCCCGAAGACACATCGCCCAGGCGACCCAGCAGCGGAACGACCGTGTCGGCGGATTCCCCGAACGCGATCAGAGCCCGCGCGGCGGCGATCAGTTCCGATTTTCCGAAGGGCGTCGAGTTCGCGAAATTCCGAATGTCGCCCAGCAGCGATTTCGCTTTTTCGGCCGATCCCAGCATCACCTCAAACGCGATCTGGGATTGTTCCGCCTCCGACGCCAGTTTCACACCGAACGCCAGACCGGGGGCCAGAGCCAGCAAACCGACCGACAGCGTCGCGATCGTGGTCGTTAGCGCCGTGATCGCCGCCGACGTCAAACCGAACGTCGTGATCATCCCCCCCGCGGCGGTCACGACTTTTCCGATCGGCCCCGGGATCCCACGCAGCCCCAGCGACAGCAGGGAAAAACCCGCCGTCACTGGGCCAATTCCCCCGGATAGCACGCCGAGCCCCAGGCCCGCGGACAGGGCCGTGTTGCCGAACTTGCCCAGCTGGAACGGAAGCAGGTTCATCACGCCGACGAATGCCGACGTCAGCCCCGCCAGCGGGCTGATTTTGCCACCCATCACCCCGGCGGCCGTTGCAGCGAATCCCAGGGCGCTTGCGGTTTTTTGCCCTTCACCACTGAGAAGCGATTTCACGCGGGCCAGAGCCGAAACGACCGCGATCGCGGTCACCAGGCGGGTCGCCAGCTGGGCCGCCCCGCCCGCCAGCTGGCCCATTCTTGACGCGGCCCCCTGGGATTGCTGGGACACGGCCGCCAGCCCCGTCGCGGTCGTTTGCAGGGCCGCCCCGGGAAGTCGGATCGATCCGCTGGCGTTGCTGAGACGGTCGGACACGGCCGTCAGGTTCTGCATCACGGCGACCAGCGGCCGCGTCGCGCTTTCCGCTTGGCGGGCGCGGTTGACGTAGCGTTCCAGCCCGACCGAGTAGACCAGCCCCGAACGATTCAGAGACTGGCCCCCGCCGGATGAACCGCCGCCACGCTGTGAACTGGCCGACGCCATAACGTTTCGGGTTGAGGGGAAGGGGGCACCTACAAACCCGCATCCGTGGCGCTTTCCGGGGCGCTTTCGAAATAGGTAGGAAACCCGGCCCGCGCCATGTTGGCCCGGAACCCGATCAGGTTCGGCCGACGATCGGGCGGCGGCGGTTCGTCGTCGATCGCCGGTTCATCCCGTTCGGACTCGAGGGGCTCCGACAGGTCGAACATTTCCGGCGTCGGTTCCAGGCTTTCATAAACCACGCCGCGCAGCACGCGGGCCAACAGGAACATTCGCAGATCGCCCCGCCGATCCTCGAACGGTTCGACCTGGTCGATTCGCCACCAGTCCAGCCAGACCGAGAACGGAAGATCCCGAATGATTTCGAGATCGAGAACCCGGAATTCTCGAGCGAGTCGCCCCGCGAACCGTTCGATCAGTTCGGGGCTTATCCGTTTCCCAGAGTGGGATTCACTTTCTGGGCCAGACCGACCAGCGGTTCGACCTGGTCGGCCGGATAGGTCGCCAGATCCTCGAGCAGCAGGCCCAGCGCCTGTTCGTCCCGCCAGGCGTTCAGGGCGTCGTCACCGAGCGGACGGCCGTTCACCTGTTTCGGGGCCAGACTGTCGTCGACTTCGGCCAGCTTCGAAGCGATCGGAAACGCGGGCTGGCCGTTGACCGACACGCAGAACACCAGCAGCGCTTCCCGGATACAGGCGGCGCCGTGATGCACGACAGCCGCTTCAAAGTTCGTTTTCGTCCGAACCGTCATTTCGGACGCGGTATAGGTCACGCCGTCGAGGTCGATCGATTCGACCGACAGTTCACGTTTCGCGAGCATTGGGCGGGCTCCGGACAAAGTGAGAGGGAAAAACAGCGGGGGCCGCCTCGGACCGTTGGCACAGTCAGGCGGCCCCCTTCACAGGGTAGTTACGGTTCCACGGTCGCCGCTTCGGGCTTCCAGCGGTCGACGTATCCGGCGGCGATCAGCGTATCGATCCCGCCATCGTCGGGAATTTCGAACACGTGACCGTCCGGGACGTGAAGCGACATTGGATTTTCTTTCGACGCCGGTTTCGTGTCGTCGAACTTGGGATGTCGAATGTCGAGCGGCTTGCGGGCGACGACCTTGATCATATCGAACATGGGAACACCACAGGGAAAGGGGACGGAAAGCGGCCGCGCCTTATGCGTACGGCGTCAACGTGGCGGGCGATCGGAGCTTGATTTCCGAACTGAACGCCGTGAACTTTTTGGTTTCCCGCGTGATCGGGGCCGACTTGAACGAACCGGTGAACGCGGTCACGGCGAACTGATTCGTCCCGACCTTATCTTTCACCTTGAAGTTCTTGTATCCGGCCGTTCCGTAGACCTGGTTTACGACCAGCTGGCCGACCGTGTCCTGGGGATCCCAAAACCCTTCGATCTTCACGGAACCCGGCGTCGCCAGACCGACCAGTTCCCCATCCTCGACGTAGGTCGATTCCAGGGATGTTGTATCTTCATACAGCTGTTCTCCGTCCGGTCCCTCGATCTTCGTCACGCCGGGGAAATCGACGAACACGGAAGAAATTTCGACCTGCAGCGGGGAACCTTGAGATGGGCGTTTAGCGAACGGCATGGCACGAACTCCGGGAAATGCACGGGGGCGGGCGGGCTTACATTAGGTCGACGCGGTAGCGCACGACCATAACTTCACGTTTCCCGCCCGCGTCGTCGCGCAGGTCGATGAACTCGCGTTCGGCCCCGATATTGAGGCACGAAGCGACGGCCGACGATTCCCAGCCGTTCAGGCCGGTCGGCGGGTCGGTCGCGTTGTACTCGATCGCCCTTTGCAACAGGCGGGCGCCGCGATGGGTTTGGTCGATCGCTCGCACCTCGACGATTGCCGTGTACGGACCATCCCCCGGATCGTCGAGTTCCGATTCGTGGATTTCTTCGGCCAGCGTGACCGTCACCGCGGGGATCGCGTCGCGTTGATCGAGCGAGCCCGGCCGGATCCGCTGGCCGACGAGCGCCGTCACGGCCGACAGCGTCAACAGGCGGGCAATCACGTGATCTTCGATCAGATCGGGAACCATCGTTTAGCGTTCCTGGGCGAGAAACTGAACGTCGGCGGGATCGGACGCCGTGAGAATTGCCGACACGTACAACACGCGGGCGTTCCCGAACGCGTCGGTCCAGCTGGCCCGCATTGTCGCATCGATCCGGGACGTGACAGCGGTCGCCCGTGTCGTGATGCGATGAAGCGTTTCCGCGATGTTTTGACCCGCCGCGCCCAGAGAGTGTTCGGAACCGCCGATCGCCTTGATTTCACACCAGCCGCGACAGAAGTCGGCCCAGCCCGCGACGACTTCGTTCGAGGCGTTGACCGTCGACGTCGGTTGCTGAAACGTCACCAGGTCGCGGCGGTTGCCAGTGTTCACAGCCACGGCGAAACCCCCTCGATCGCCGTCAGCGATTCGTTCGTTCCCTGCAGATAGGGCAGTTCGGCCAGCGAACGAACTTGGAAATCCTCGATCAGCGTGTCGACCGTGCGGAAGATCGCGTCGGGAATTTCCCCGTCGCGGTTCTGATAGTAACCGGCGACCAGCATCAACAGAGCCGTTTTCACCTGGGGCGGAACCTGGTCGGCGGTCCAGCCGCAAACGTATTCGATCTGAACGGCCCCCAGTTCATCGTCACAGCTGGGCCAGCCCGCGGCCCAGGCCCGCAAGCGCCCCGGCTCGCCGTCCGAATCCACCTGATAGCGTTCCGTCGCAAGGGTTGCCCATTCGCCCCCGCCACGGTAGCGAACAGACGACACGGAAACGAGCCGGGGACGTGGCAGGACGATGAACCGTTCGGTCGGGAAGCGGTCCATTCTCAGTTGTAGCGTCGCCCGCATCAGCTGACGCCAGGTTTTGTTCTCGACGTAGTTCCGGGCGGCCGCGATATACCCCTGAATCAGCTGATCTTCGTCGGAATGCAGAACCCTAACCTGGGCTTTCGCTTCGGCCAGCGTGATCGGTTCCGAGTTCGGAGCAGTGACCAGAAACAGGGGCATAGCGGGTTCCGAAAACTACTTCGCGGGGGCTTCTTCCTTCGCGCCGGTTTTCTTCGCGGCGGCGAGCTTCTTTTCGTAGGCGGTCAGATCGGCTTCCGTGGCTTCCTCGAGGAAGCGGCCGGGGCGATCTTTCATCAGCTGCAGAGCCCATTCCCGATCGACTCGGCAAACGGTTCCTGGAGAATACGACGCGTCACCGTCGCAGACAGCTTCCTTGACTCGCACGACAATCGTCGGCTTCGGGGGGGCGTTTTCCGCCATGTTGGGGCATCCTCGGTAAAGTGTGAGCGGGAATTGAGAGGGAGACAAACAGCGGCCCGCCGAATCACGGCGGGCCGCCCAGGTTCATTGCGACGGACTAGGCCGCCGGTTTCAGGTCCACGATTTTCGTGATCGCGTCCGGATATCGGAACACGACGTCGCAGGTTTGCCAGGCGTCGATCGTCAGGCCGGGCTTATTCGTGATCTTGTCGAACAGGAAGTCGACCGAGCCCCAGAGCCCGATAAACACGTTCGAGAAGTCGCCACAGAACACGGCCGAACAGCCCGCCGTCGTCGCCCCCTTGGTCAGATTGTCGCGGATCTGGTTCGACACCAGGACCGGACGCCCCGCCATCTGGCCCCCTTCGGCCAGATAGATCGGATACGTCGAACCGATCTTCGGAGTGGTCACGAGTTCGCCATAACCGACCGCGCTGGTGACATAGACGATCCGGTTCGATCGAACATTTTTCGACGCGATCAGCGTCATCATCTTGTTCGCCTTGGCCCAGGTCATCGGCCCGCCGTCTGTTCCCAGTTCGACGACGATACAATCGGCGTTCGCCGCGATCCCGGTCGGCTGTGAACTGGCCCCCGATCCGTGAAAACCGCCGTAGTCGATCGCTTCGGCCAGAGCCATCGCGATGTCATTGCGGGCGATCATTTCCATATCGAGGGAAGTCTGCGTCATCAGTTCCCGTTCGATGACGACTTCCGCCGTCACGTGTTTCGGGCTGAACGTCCGCGCCCCGAACGTCATCGCGGCCGCCGTCTGAACGTGGTTCCCGTTGCCCCAGGATCCGGACGCCTTCGACGTCTTCACCGGCAGCTTGAACGTTCCGACCAGGTTCGGCACCACCTGGGCGCCCGCGGCGAACAGGACCAGTTCGTTCCGCAGAACGTCGATGAACGTCGACGCCGTGTTCGTCACGACGGCGCCAGAAGCGGAAGTCGAGGTAGTTGCGGCCCGCGTTTCGCCGGGCGTGTGAGCCGACCGGCGGTTTCCGGGCACGAACATCGGCAGTTCGTAGGGAATGCGGAAATCGCCGCGGACCGGAACGTTACATTTCATCGCTTCCGCCGCGCAGAAGTCGGAAACCTCGCGTTCGAATCCCCGCACTTCCTGCCCGTTATCGATCTGGCGACAGGCCGACAACAGGCTGAACCGTTCCAGGTTCGCGAACGGATGATCTTTTTCCAGCTTGAAGTCGGGCGCCGAATCGGGGTTCGACCGGGCCAGCTTTTCCATTCTGGCCCGCGTGTTGTGTTCCTCGAACGACTTGTCGACGTCGGCCGCTTCCGCCTCGAGGCGTTCGAACTCGGAACGTTCTTCGGCGGTCAGAGCGCGTTCGGCGGATTGCTTCAGAAGTTCCCCGACGCGGCCGCTGATCTTCGACCGCTTTTCGGCGATTTCCTTTTGAGTGAGTAGACGGACCATTTCGGCCCCTTTCCTGAGTGAGTGACGGAACGGACAGTCGCCGCTGTGCGGTCGCGGGTCGCGTTGAACGCGTCCCGATGCGAGTTCCGCCGCGTTGCGCTTAGACCGGTTCGTAGGTCGTCACCTCCCGCACCCGCTGCGGGGCTCCGACCAGGGCGACGTCGCCGTTTTCCGCTTGGCTGTAATCCTGTTTGAAGTACACGTCGGAATCGCCTACTTCGTAAACGCAGTAGCCGGGGCGAACGTCTTCCATATAGACCCAGTTCAAACCGGTCGCCGCACAAATCAGCTTTCGGAGCTTGTCGAACAAGTCGAGATATGACACATCGGCGGCCCGCTTCTCGCCGCCGTTCAGCTGCATTCGAAGCGACAGCAGTCGCAAACGATCCTGATCGCGTCGGAGCGTTCCGGCGTCGATCGCTTTCACGTCCGGCAGTCCGCCCAGAACCGTCTCGATCTGGCGAACTTCCCAGTCGGGACGAAACGCGGCCCGCACCTCGAACCGGAGCCCCGCCACGGTCGACCGATAGGCCGGATAATCGACCGGCGACACGTCGTTCAGCCCCAGGGCCGTCAGTTCTCGAATCAGGTCGTCGCCTTCCTGCCGATACTTCACGCCCCCATCGCGAATCGAAAACCCGAATGAACTCCCATCGAGGTCGCCCCGCTGCAGAGCCTCGCGAACGACTTGGCCGTACGAATGCCCAGGCAGTTCACAGCGGTAATTCAGGCCCAGCGCGTCGGTCGACAGTTCCAGCGTGTTGCCGGACCGATTCGCCACGCGTCGGCCCAACAAGTCGCGATGGTTGTACAGACAGCGAACGTCGTCGTCGCGAACCGCCTGATCGAACGCCCCGGGAATGATCCGTTCACGAACGCGGATCGGCGGCCCCTTTTCGCGGGCCAGTTCGAACACGTATTCGGTCCCCGGGTCGGCCGGGTTGTAGAACACGGCGGCCCGCCCCTCGACGAACTTCCCGTCGCCTTCGAGTTTCGGGGCGACACCGACAGCACGGGTTTCAATTTTCACGTTCCAGACTCCAAGAGCGTCAGCGCCAGCGCTTCCGCGTCGGCGGACCAGGTTGAAACCAGGCGGGCGGCCCGGTCGGATAGTTCGGGCGATCCCTCAAGGGCGACCAGCGCCGCTTCCTGTTCGCCGATGCGATCGAGAACCAGGCGGCGGCGACTGTCCGGCATCATCCGGAGCCGTTCGACCGTCAATTCCCGCTGTTTGGCGAACAGCTTTTCGATCCCCGCCCGCCATTCGGCCGGTTTCGCGGCCAGTCGATCGACCTGGTTCGAAACCCGGTTGAAGATCCCGCCCAGACTGTCGGCCAACAGTGAAGCGAACACCGGATCGACGGTTTCCGGGAGCGAGCGGGCGGCGGGGATCGGGTTCACGGTCGGCGTCGTTCCCGGCTTCCCGTACACCGATTGCGGGAGATACAAGTCGTTCCCCTTCGGGTCGGGATCGAGCCCCTCCCAGCCGCGCACCTCATTGATTCGCAGAAACCCAGCCATCACGCCGACGCGGTACGATTCGAACTTCGTTTTCAGGTCCATTTCCTGAATGATGTCGAGGTTGTACCGCACGCGCAGCCGCCCTTTGTCGGCGGTCGGGACCAGCTGTCGCGTCAAATATTGGGCATCTCGTTTCAGGAACGGGAACAGCGTGTAGCGGGCCAGATAGTCGTTCCGTTCGTGGCCCTTCAGTTCCCGGGGCGGCATGTTGAAAATCCGCCGTTCGATGTCATCTTCGTTCGCGGCGAGAAGTTCCAGCAGCTGCATTTCGGCCAGCGGCATCGTGTAGGGCGTCGCCTTCATTCCGCCTTCCAGCAGCAACGCGCCGCCCGACTTTGAACCCTTGTAATTGTTATCCAGGCGGGCTTGCAGTTCGGCGAACTTTTTCGCGTCGAGGGGTCGCGGGGACTCGACCAGCAACCCCGGCCGGGGGATTCGCGAGTGAAACCCGGCCGCGTTCCGGCGAATCCCTTCCGAGAGCGCCAAGTGAGTCGCGAACAGTCGGAGCGGCGACAGCATGTTCACGCCATCCAGCGACAGTCCCGGAACGTGAACGACTTCGGAGCGATCGAGCGTTTCGGTTCCGTGTTGGAGCGCCACCGTGTAGACGCGGCCCCGCTGCGGGTCGTTCTTCCAGGTCACTGAACCGGGCGGAATCGGCCACAGAGCGACCGGGCGGCCCGTGTTCCAGTTCCAGCGAATAATCGAACACGTGTCGGCATGTGTCAGCTGGTGAACGAACCGCAGCTGGTGACACGTAAACCCGACCTGGTCGACGTTCGGTTCGTCGTTCAGGAAGAATTCGAGGCTGTGACCGTGTTGGACGGTCCAGCGGTCGGAATTCCCTTCCCGCAGTTCGATCAGAATCGGCAACGCCGCCGCGACTTCGGAAATGAAGCGAACCGAAGCATAGAACGCCGCGATCCCCATCGCCGCCCGTTCGTTCGGCGGCGAGAACCCACCATCCAGCCCCCCACCGACTCCGAACGACGACTGACGGTCCGCCAGAAGTGACGACTTGGCGGCCGCGACGGCGGCGGAAACAGTGTTTCGAACTGTCGAGATCAGGCGTTCGAGCATTCGGAGCCCCCAGGCGGGGCGGCGGGCCCCTTAACTGTCCGGGATTGCTGCGCGGATCACAGTTCGCGAATGTCGACCGGGCCGCCCGCCTCGGAAACCATGTGACGGGCCAGAGCCATCAGAGCCGAAATCGGGCCGTCGATCTTTTTATGGTCGTCCGGTTTCGGCCGAACGGGCTTCTTTCGCGTGTTGTCGACGACTTTCATGATGCAGTTCTGGATCTGCCAGTCGAACACCGGGTTTCCATTGTGGCGAATCGTCTTGTCCAACAGGCGGCGTTCGAATTCCTCGACGGCCGGGGCGAAGTTAAACAGGCGCTGGCCAAACTGCACGCGCGGGATCCCGTCCTCGTCCTCGAGTTGTTGCGTCAAGTGATCGGCCGCCCCGTTCGGGTCGAACGCGATTTCGACAATATTGAAACGTTCCGTCAGCTGGCGTATGTCGTCCCGAATCAGGCTGTATTGCTGCACCGGTCCGTCGATCAGCCGAACGAACCCCTGGGACGCCCACGGGAGCCACGACACCAGGTCCGATTGCCGAATCGCTTCGTCCTTCGGGAGCCAGTACCACGTCAGCACGCGAACCGTTCCATCGTCCATCGGAAACAGCAGCGCCAACGCTGTCGAATCGCGCGTTCGCGACAGGTCGAACCCGCCGAAACAGTCTCGCCCCTCGAGATCCGCAATGTCGAAATCTTCGTAGCAGGCTTGCCACTGGTCGGCGTCGATCCATTTTGTACCGGCCGACGTCCAAATGTTGAGCCGGTATCGACGGAACGCCGCTTCGGTCGTCGGTCGCTTGGCAGCTGCGGAAGCGTCGGCGGAAAACTGTTCGAGGCCGATCGACTTCCCGAGCCCCGGATTGGCCCGGAACCATTCGGCTTCGTCCATCAGCGAACAGCGGGGATTTTTGACGGTTCGAATATACGGATGAAACGAATCGTCGTGAATTGTCCCGTCGATCACGCCCCGAGCGTATTCGTGTTGCTCATAACAGACAGATTCCAGGTCGTCGCCGGCCGTCGTGATCTGAATGAACAGCGGATTATCGCGAGCGGCGAACGCCCATTGAATCGCGTCGTACAGTTTTCGCCCCTGCCAGGCGTGAAGTTCGTCGGCGATGATCGCGGACGCGTTTAGACCCTCCTGTTTGTTGGCGATCGAGGCCAGCGCCCGGAAGTTTCCCGAGCGGCCGGGGAACAGGATTTCCCGCGTCGAGGCCCGCACCTGCAGCAGCCCCCGCAGCGCCGGGGACGCCAGAACCATTTTCTGGGCTTCTCCGTGAACGATCCCCGCCTGAATGCGGTCGGTCGCGGCCGCGTAGACTTCGGCGCCGTTTTCCCCGTCCCCGCACAGCAGATAGATCGCGAGGGCGGACGATATCGTCGATTTGCCGTTTTTCTTGGGAACTTCCCAGTAGGTTTTTCGGTATCGCCGGTTCCCCCGCTGTGATCGCCAGCCGAACACCGGATAGACCAGGTCGTCGCGTTGCCAGTCGTCAAGAATCAGCGGCTTTCCGCCCCAGCGGCCTTTCGAATGCACCAGAAAACGTTCCATGAACGCGACGGGCCGCTGGGCCGCCCGTTGATCGAACCAGCAGCCGTTGAGAACCGCGCGTTCGTCCGCTTCGGAGCGAATCCACCCAGCCCAGCCCGCTTTTTTCGCGGCCCGTTTGAGCCCCGCCAGCTTGGAAATCTGGATCATGGGCGGTCATCCCCGCGGCTTTCGGCCCTTTGGCGGTTTCGCCGCTGGTTTTTTCTTCGCGGCCCGCTTCTTCGGCTGGCGCTGCTTATGCAAACTCGACGACATCAGCGGCCCAGGCGGTTCACTGGGCTCGAATTCTCTTTCGAAGTCGTCGAGAGAGGGGGCTTTCGGCCCGCCGCTGTCGGGAGTCGTCACCGTAACAGGCAGGATCCGCCCGCGGCCAGCTGGCACCAGGCCGAACAGCTTGAACCAGCGCTGCAGATTGACGTCCTGGGTTTTCTGGTCGTTCACCGCCGGCGACGTTTGCGTGTACTTCGACCCGGTTTTCGCCTTGATCGTTTGATATCGGCCGGTTCTCGCGATTTCGCGTTCGGCTTCCTTGCAATAGGACCAGGCGAGGCACATTTGAGCGAGCGCCGGGCGGTCCAGGTCATTGACCCGACCGACTTCGACCAGCTGCGGAACGATCAGGTTCCAGAAGTCGATCGCGGCGGGCGGAAGTTCTTCGGGCGGCGATTGGTCCATAGGTCACACTCCGGCCCGTTTGGGCGTTGAACCGAAGGGGGGGGGGCCAAAAAACACCGAGCGCGCGCGCGTCCGAC